CTTTGGAAAAAGATATCAAGATCGACATCCGGTACATTTGTTGCTTGAGCAACAGAATCTGGGTCATGGCACTCCTCTTTCTGTTCAACACGTGAATCATGAAACTCAGTAGTTCCCTCAACAACAGCATTTTGTGCAGTAGCACTAAATTCCTCAGATTGCAAACAAATTGAAAAAGGATCCAATCCAGCCCCACTTTGAACATGGAGCACTTCCACTTTCTTCGCCTTAGGTTTTTGCACAGTTTCAACACGTCCAGACTGCTGGACCATCTTAACCTTAGGCTTCATGACAGTTTCGACACGCCCAGACTGGCGAGCCACTTGTTTGACTTCAGGTCTAGCAACTGTCTCAATTCGACCTGATTGTATTTTTGTTTGTGTATTAGCTGTGGAAAAATACTCACCTGGATTACCACAATTCTGAGGTGAGGGCGGACTATTAATGGTATCTCGACCTTCCACCTGTTCCTCCACTGTAGTACCATTGTCCAAAGGTACCCCACGATGAGGTGCAGATTTAGATTGGAAAAAATCAATAACTGACAGATAATCCTCTTCTTGGATTCTCTGTGCAATATTGAGGCAAATTTTCTTGCCATTCTCAAAACACCAATCTCCAGTAGCTAGTGCTTTAAGAATCAAACGGACGTGACTCACATCCGCATTAAAATAGTCTTGCCCATGGAGAGCTGCTTCAAATGCTCTACTCCGAAGAACATCAGTGAGATAATCTGTTGTTGTAAGAGGGGTCTTCTTCTTACGAAATCTTCCTTCTCTCTCAATGACCTCTTTGTCAAGGGCTAAAACAGTCCCAAGAAGATCATGTGTAAGAAACTTTCTTTTCAAAAAAGAAACATCATCACGATGTATAGTTCCTACTCTGATAGCACCTTTAGAGGCTGAGGTATAAAAGACTCCAATCTTAGCTAGCTCTCGTTCCATCGTAAACATGTTAAAAACAGGTTTAACTTCCTCACTAACTACAGCAACACTATCATCTCCCATAAAAGAACACTTTACATTAGCTGAGAAAGTGTTCAATGGACTAAGTACCTGGCTATAAACATAGCGATGATAAAAGGCATTTCCAAACCCGTTGATATAGGTTGTGGCCCAGTTACCAGATGGATTTCCTTGGTAGGTCTCGTGCACAATTCCACCATGAATATGCACTTTGTTAAAAAGCGCCTTGACCAACCGAATTCTTGCTTCTGAATAACTATCCTGATAATACCTATTGGCACAATAATCAAAACCGCCAATATGTTGATAATTCTCACCTGAGTCATACTCCCTATAGTCTCCTGCCATCCAGTTTTCACGTCCACCAACAGTTTCAAGTCTGTCAGACAACAACTGTGCTTCAATCGGTGATGTGGGATCCATTCCAACGGCAAAAGGTGAATCAGGGTTCGCTCTCAAGAACTCAAAGAAATCACCAAAAAGCATCCTCCCAACAACGTTAACTACGCAGTCTAAAGTTTGGAAAATCCGAACTTTACCTTGTGCAACTTTAACAGCTGGTAAAAGCTCATCCTTGGCAGTATCACAAACTACAAGTTGATCAAATCTCCCACTCTTAAGAGCTTGTAATAGATCAATACACTTTTGACGGAAAAATGGTTCCAAACTCACTTTCCCGTCTTCATCCTTAGTAATCCATGCTCGTTTCCCTGTTGGGGACAACTTGGACCAGGGGATACCAGCCGACGTTGAAAGATCCATAGGTTTAACATGCTCTCCTATAGATTCAATAGCTTGCTCTGGTGTCAGAAGTCTAGTCTGTCGAGGAATACCAGAGACATTTATCTCATCCCAGATATCCTGGTATATTTCTTGGGCCAATTTTGGATCAACAACACCAGTAGAGCGAGCCATCTTATTAGCTGCCTTCTCAAAAGGCTTAATAGGTCCTTCAGGTGTTTCAATAACATTAGTACTAGCAGGAACATACACCGGAGGATCCAATGCTCCCATTGCTTCTCCAACAAGACTAAATTCTGTTTGAACCAAATCAGTCTTGATTAAGGGGTTTTTCCCAACTCCCACTGGACCATGTGGGGTATCAACACAACCAGGAACCCCTACAGCTTGGAGGTTAGTCTTCACTTTAGAACCAATGTATCTAACATACGGATTTTCAGATACATCAGTACCACCAAGATCTTGTATAGCTTTTTCAAGTTCCCTCTGGTAAACTGGCGAATAAACTCCATTGGATGAATTACTTGAAACAACACCATGGTGCATTCCCAAAATCTTAAACGATCCAACATTTGCAACAATGAGAGATCCACAAATCCCCTTTTGAGAGGGACTTTGACGGAATAGTCCCAACTCAACTGGCTTACAGCCGGGGAAACTACCTCTACCACGAGCCAACATCTCAACCTCAGACAAATGGATACCACAGACTTCAGAGCAAGTTCCATCGCACACGTGGTGAACAACTGTCGCAGATTGCAACAAAAACCCCTGAGCTGACACTAATTTGTCATGGCCCTCAAGAGGAAAGTGTTTATAGGCTGATCTTGGTTGATCGTGCATACCCGAGACTCTAAAAACCACAATATCTCGGTTAACATGCGAGAAAGGAGTATCTCTAAATTGAGAGGCGGATATAGTAGTGGAAAATTTCAAATTATCACCATACTCAATATTTATCTCCTGTGCCAAAAGAAGCTTAGAGATAGCATGATGTGGTATCAAGATACAATCACTCGCCACACGAAGTCCACTCACTATCCCACCAACTCTAACATTAAGAGTCCGAGTTAGATTAATAATATCCTGGACCTCTTTAGGCACATCCAGCTCTTGAACTTCGACTTGAGTAGGCTTAGTCAAAGACCGGTAAATAGCAAAACCAGCCGTCAAAGCTGCACATGTCGCAGTGGCTAGTGAAAAAGGGACCTTCCAAACATCCAACCACTTCCAAATCTTCAAAAACTTCTCTTTGAGGTAAAAACCAACTTCAGAAATAATTGGTTTCTTTGCCTCATAAACCCGGACAATCCGTTTTCCTATAGAGTCAGTAATGAACTCACGTAGGCTCCAGAAATAAGAGAGGACCTTAGCTGATAGATATCCCTTTGTCTTCCAAAGGAACTCATAGACATCGGTTATATACTCTTTATAACCTCTACCAGCACTGAGACATTTTCGCGCTTCATCTAGAAAAAGGTATTTTCTCCCTTCAGCATAAAGTTCAGAAATATTATACCTTGGACGGAAAAAATCGAACAGACCTTGAGGTTCAACAAACCGGCTGATATCCCGTTGGACACCTTCAGCCACACTCTCAGACGTTTCCACGTGTTGAATTAAAAAACGGTCAATTTCAGCCCAGAATTCGTCCAAACGGCCAAAAACACGGTACTGTTCCATTCTAGGACCAGCAATAGCAGGTGAGTACTTCCACAGAATAATACGAAACGCAGTGTTATACTCCTCATCACTAAGCCTTGACCGGATAAGTCCATTAGGACCCATAGCCCGCCTTCCAATATCAGAAAGTCCTATTTCAACTTCAAGCCCTAAACGTCGATACAAATGTGACCCATGTGATTTACACCGTTTACCTAGATCCATCTGCGAGATAGATACTTGAGAATCTGTCATAAACAGATAAGGGTCAATATAAATAGTCCCTTTCTTATTAGCCTCAGCTTTATTCGCTGGAAATGGACAATCCTGGACAACCATTGTAATAAAATCAATCATATTGTTGATTTGTGTGTCATCAGAAATATTCTGGAAAATATCATGGGCTTCTATGATTTTTTGTCCATCATATCCATCATGATACTTTGCCCCTACAACTGGAGTCCATACCAATGTGTGTTGTCGTTGAGAAAACCTCTCCAAATGTCCCTGGAACTTAGCACACTTCTGCATAATCGCCTGTGTGAAAAAGATTGTTTTCCCAACTCCTGGCGGTCCAAACACATTGATCCATACTGGAGCACGCCGATTCATACCAGGCCGCTCAAGCATATTTTCAGGAATACGCGTTTTCATAGTCTTGAGCTCAGTCTTCACCATATTGATCTTAACCATAAAATCGCGCTGTACAGTAGGCGATATTACAGCCATAATAGAACTAAGCTCAGTCTCAACTTTCAAAAGCTCATCAACAAATTCAGCATCCATACGAACAACCTCAATGTCTTGGACTCGCAACTCCGAAAACCTTTTAAAAATTGACTTCAATTTCTCAATATGTTGGTTGTCTCGGCCGCACATAGGAAACTGATAGTCAATTTCAGCATATTTGAGAGCTTTGTTCAACAAAACTGCCACAAAATCAACGAGTCCAACTACAAATTTAGGGCCCTGTTTAATCTGACTCATCAAACTATTCCAATTAGATGAGACAACATAACATGAGCTAATACCGGAAAAAAGAGACTTG